CCAGTAAATTTAGCATCTCCTGGAATTGTAGTTAGAGAGGTTGATTTAACTATTGGTAGAGTTGACTCTGCCACAGATAAAACTGCTGCGATTGTAGCACCTTTTGAAAGAGGACCTGTTAATCTACCTATAATTATTGAAAGCGAACAGGATTTAATTGATAATTTTGGTAAACCATACAATACAGACGATCAAGTTGAATATTGGATGACAGCATCATCATACTTATCATATGGTGGTCAACTAAGTGTTGTTCGAGCATCAGATGATCAGTTAAACAATGCTACTGATGATGGTGGTAATGTGACTATCAACAGTGCAGATGATTATATTAACAAAGGATACGATGAAGACACTTTGGCAGGAACAGTAGTTGCTGCTAGAAATCCTGGTTCTTGGGCAAATGGTTTAAGAGTTGCAATCTTAGACTCTAGAGCAGATCAAATACTAGGTATAAACACGGCAGGAGTTAAAACTTTTAATGTTGATATTCCAGATAGATCTGGAACTCTTGTTGGTGCTGCTAACACTATACTGATAGCGGATTTAACATCAATCACTGTAGGTAAGGAAATTAGATGTGATATCACAGGTATTCTTCCTGTAGGAACAACAGTTTTAGCTGTAGATTCTGGATCTGGTGCTGGTATAGTTACTGTATCAAATTCATCTTTACAGGCAGCAGATCTTACAACAACTTTTGATTTTGGATCAACAACACAAGATGCAACTGCACCAGTTGTCGGAGCAGGTATTACACAAGCAGTTCCAGCTGGAACAGTAAAAGCAGGTGATGGTGTAACTGAAGAACTTGATGGAATGTTCAAGGGTATTATTACTGAAATAGGAAAAGGAACTATTGGTGTTAAATTCTTATCACACGTATCTGCTGGTGGCACTGTATCTGTAGTTGATTATGAACCTTCAGGTGTTTACAAATTTAGTGATACTAATGTTGCTATTCACACCTCAGGACAATCAGTTGCGTATGGAACAACTGATATTACATCAACAGGAGATTGGTTTGATTCTCAAAAAATTATAACCAAAAATGGTGATCCAATTAATTGGAATTCACTGGCAGATAGACCAGGAACATCATCCTATGCAGCAGCAAGAAACTCTAGGTTTGATGAAATTCATATTGTTATAATTGATGATGATGGAGAAGTTACAGGTAATGCTGGAACAATCCTCGAAAAGAATTTAAATTTATCTAAAGCAAAAGATGCTGAATTTTCTACAGGATCTTCTTCATATTGGAGAAAATTTTTATTAAATAATTCTAATAACATTTTTGGATTAAGTGGACCTACTGGTGCTGTAAATACTGGATTCGGATCTGGTAGTGGTGGATTTGAAACACTTACAGGTCAAGATTGGGATCAAGATACTCAGGGTGTTATCTTTAATGCTAATGGTAATGTTGGATACGCTTTATCAGGTGGTGAAAATTATGACGGAACTAGTGATATATCTGCTACTGGTGCTTTAACAGCATCATTAACCAAATTAGCAGATGGTTATGATTTATTTTCAAATAAGGAAGAATTTGATATTGACTACTTACTTATGGGATCAGGATCTCACAGTAAAGTGAATGCACAAGCATTAGCAAATAAATTAATTGCTGTTGCTGAAGTTAGAAAAGATGCATTAGCATTCATATCACCACATAAAGAATCTTTCATTTCAGGTTCTGGAACTGAAAATGCTAGTATAAAGTCTTCTGAAATTATCACAAAAAATGTATTAGAATTTTATTCTTCAATATCTTCAAGCACATACGCTGTGTTTGATAGTGGATATAAGTACATGTTTGATAGATTTGGAAATACTTTTAGGTATATTCCATTAAATGGTGATATTGCAGGAACATGTGCAAGAAATGACATCAATAATTTCCCTTGGTTCTCACCAGCGGGAACAGCAAGAGGTTCTATTTTAAATGCTGTTAAACTTGGATACAATCCAAATCAGTCACAAAGAGATAGACTTTATTCAAGTAGAATTAATCCAGTCATCTTTTCACCTGGTGCTGGAATCATATTATTCGGTGATAAAACTGGATTTGGAAAATCATCAGCGTTTGATCGAATCAATGTTCGCAGATTATTCATCTTCATAGAAGAAGCAATATCAGCAGCTGCAAAAGATCAATTGTTTGAATTCAATGATGAAATTACAAGAACTAATTTTGTAAATGTTGTTGAACCATTCTTACGCGATGTTCAAGCAAAGAGAGGTATTTCAGATTTCAGAGTTGTTTGTGATGAGACAAATAACACCGCTGCCGTTATAGATAATAACGAGTTTGTGGCAGATATCTTTGTCAAACCTGCAAGATCAATTAACTTCATTGGTCTTACATTTGTCGCCACTAGAACTGGCATCTCATTTGAAGAAGTTATTGGTACAGTTTAACTAAAGGTATAAAGGACTATGGCAACCCAATTTAATAAACCACCACTAAGAACAATCACTGGGTTTAAAAGTAAACTAGCTGGTGGTGGAACTAGACCAAATCTATTTGAGGTGGAAATAGCATTTCCTGATGAAACTCAAATAGGTAATGACACCAAAGAAAAATCAAGGTTTTTAATTAAAGCAGCTGCTTTACCTGCATCAAATATAACACCAATTGATGTTAATTTTAGAGGTAGGATTTTAAAAATAGCTGGTGATAGAACATTTGATACTTGGACAGTCACAGTGTTAAATGATGTAGATTTCTCAATTCGTTCTGCTTTTGAAAAATGGATGAATCTCATCAATAAAATGGAAGATAATACAGGAGAGCAAGACCCTGCTGTTTATCAACCAGATGCATATGTTCATCAATTGGATCGTGATGGTTCTACACTTAGAACTTACAAGTTCCATGATGTATTCCCAACTCAGGTAAGTCAAATAGATCTTTCTTATGAAACTACTGATGCTATTGAAGAATTTACAGTTGAATTCCAAGTTCAATGGTGGGAAGCACTTAAAGGAATTGGTGCAAATGCTGGTGGTGAAGATATTAACTAAATTGCATAAATAGTGCTATAATATAAGAAACGGAAAAAAATTATACTATGCCTAAACTTTTTGGATTCTCTATTGATGATTCGGATAGCAAACCCGATTCAGTGGTCTCACCCGTTCCTCAATCAAATGAGGACGGGGTTGACTATTATATTCAATCAGGATTCTACGGACAATATGTAGATATTGAAGGAGTATTCAGAACTGAATATGATTTAATTCGTAGATATAGAGAGATGGCACTTCATCCAGAGTGTGATGGTGCAATCGAAGATGTCGTAAACGAAGCTATTGTTAGTGATTTGTATGATTCACCAGTTGAAGTTGAATTATCAAATGTAAATGCAAGTGATAAGATAAAAGATACAATAAGAAAAGAATTTAAAAATATTAAAGAAATGATGGACTTTGATAAAAAGTCCCATGAAATTTTTAGAAACTGGTATGTTGATGGTAGATTATATTACATGAAAGTAATTGATACTAAAAAACCTGAAGATGGTATACAGGAGATTAGATATATTGATCCGATGAAGATGAAATTCATTCGTCAGGAAAAGAAAAAAAATAAAAATCCAGGTGGAGTTGATCTTCAAAATATTTTTAAAGGAACTGAAAAGGATATGTATCCTGAGATAGAAGAATATTATGTATACACACCAAAACCAAATTACCCAGCTGGATCATTGGGTGGAACATCAAATACAAAAACTTCTATCAAAATAGCAAAAGACTCCATTACATATGTAACATCTGGTTTGTTTGATCGCAATAAAGGAACATGTTTGTCCTATATGCACAAAGCAATTAGAGCACTTAATCAACTTCGTATGATTGAAGATAGTCTTGTTATTTACAGATTATCAAGGGCACCTGAGAGAAGAATATTTTATATTGATGTTGGTAATCTTCCAAAAGTAAAGGCAGAACAATATCTTCGTGATGTTATGAATCGTTATCGTAACAAGTTAGTGTATGATGCAAAAACTGGTGAAGTTAGAGATGATCGTAAATTCATGTCAATGATGGAAGATTTTTGGTTACCAAGAAGAGAAGGTGGTCGTGGAACTGAGATTACAACTTTACCTGGTGGACAAAACTTAGGTGAGTTATCTGATATCGAATACTTCCAAAAGAAATTATATCGCTCTCTAAGTGTTCCAGAATCTAGGATTGCTTCTGATGGTGGATTTAATTTAGGTCGTTCATCTGAAATATTAAGGGATGAATTAAAGTTTGCAAAGTTTGTGGGTAGATTAAGAAAACGTTTTGCAAACTTGTTTAATGACATGTTGCGTACACAATTGATTCTAAAAAATGTAATCACACCAGAAGATTGGAAGAGTTTGAGTGACCATATTCAATATGATTTTGTTTATGATAATCAATTTGCTGAACTTAAAGAATCCGAATTAACAAATGAAAGATTAGGAACTCTTGCAACAATTGAACCATATATTGGTAAGTATTATTCAAATGAATATGTTCGTAAAAAAATTCTTAGACAAACAGATTCTGAAATTATGGAAATTGATGAACAAATTGAAAAAGAAATTAAAGATGGAATTATTCCAGATCCAAATGCTGTAGATCCTATCACTGGACAACCTCTTGAAGGTGGTGGAGATTTAGGTGATGTTCCACAAGATCCAGATGTAGAACAAGGTGCTGCAGTTACTGATGCACAGTTAAGTAAAGATACTAAATCAGCTGAGATATAAATAAAATATAACATTATATAAATTTTTATGCCCGATATTATCGATTTGATTGCTCAAGATACCTCTGCATCTGATATTAGTTCAGAAATAAAGGATAATCTGTATGCAAAAGCTGCAGAAAAAATAGAAGCACTACGAAGTGCAGTGAGTGACACTATGTTTAATGAACCACAAGTCGAAGACGAAGTGGAAGATGAAGTTGAAACCGAAGGTGAATTAGAAACTGAAACAGAGGTAGAGGAAGAAGAATGATTATCAAACCTTTAAGTGAAGAGGTGGCAGTTGGTCACTCAACTGTTCTTGGAGCAAGATTAGTAAGACTAGTTAATACTGGAGCAACAGAAAAAGTTACTATTGCTAATTCTACTGCAGCATCATTAACTTTAATTGCTAATACATCTATTGTTATTGAAAAAGAAGTTGGAGCAGCAATAGCAGCCACTGCTGCAGTTTTAGCAACCCCAGTCGCATTTACAAATTAGAAAAATGAAACTCATTACTGAAGAAATATCAAGCGTTAAATTTATCACCGAAGGAAAAGGTGCTAAAAAGAAAATGTATATTGAAGGAGTTTTCCTGCAAGGTGATATCAAAAATCGTAATGGTAGAATGTATCCTGTAAATACTCTTGCAAAAGAAGTTGGGAGATATAATGAATCGTTTGTAAAAAAAGGACGTGCTCTTGGTGAATTAGGTCATCCAGAAGGTCCTACAGTAAACTTAGATCGTGTTTCTCATAAGATAACTTCACTTCGTCAAGAAGGAAATAATTTTGTGGGTAAGGCACAACTTTTAGAAACACCAATGGGTAAGATTGCAAAATCTTTAATCTCTGAAGGTGTGACTCTTGGAGTATCATCTCGTGGAGTTGGTTCTCTAAAAGAAAATAGCAGTGGATGCAAAGTTGTTGGTGAAGATTTCATGTTAGCAACTGCTGCAGATATTGTTGCTGATCCATCAGCACCTGATGCTTTTGTCTCAGGAATAATGGAAGGAAAAGAGTGGGTTTGGGAAGGAGGAATCCTCCGCGAATCTCTCGCATCTCAAACAAAAAAACATATTAATACATTAGTAGACCAAAAAAGATTAGAAGAACACAAATTGAATTTATTCAATGAATTCCTATCAAATCTTTAAGTTCTATAAATAAATGTAGATTAAAATACAAATCACACAACTGTCCGTTGGCAGAAAATTACAAGACATGGAAAACATCGAAGAAAACGTAGTAACCAAAGGAGCCGCAAAAGCGGATCCAATGCAAAAACTAACCACAGGTGGAACACCACCTACATATGAAGATCTTGGTGGACCTACTCCTGAAAACTATAAGTCTGATGACGATTCAGCAAAGTTAAAAACACCT